ATGATAGGATTGAAAATATAGATAATTTTGAGTTTCAAAATATAAAGGGTAAACTACAATGTAGATTTTCAGTTCATACAAAATATGGAAATATAAAAGCAGAGAAGGTGGTGAGTGTATAATTGTTTGAGTTAATGACATTTGAAAATATAATTAAAAGAATGTTAGATAGTGTACCAGATACTTTTGATAAAAGGGAAGGTTCTATAATATATAATGCTCTTGCTCCTGTTGCTATAGAACTTACAGAAACATACATTGCTATGGATGAATTACTAGACCAAACATTCGTAGATACTGCTAGTTATTATTATTTAGAGAAGAGATGTAAAGAGAGAGGTATTACACCACTTGAAGCCACTAATACAATTGCAAAAGGAGTTTTTAACATAGATATTCCTATTGATTCTAGGTTTAATCTAGGAGAATATAACTATGTAGCAATTGAGAGAATATCTGAAAAAACATATAAAATGAAATGTGAAACTGCTGGACCTATATTTGAGTTAGGAAAACTAATACCTATTGAATATATAGATGGTCTTGAAACTGCTGAACTAACTGAAATCTTGATAAATGGAGAGGATGAAGAGTCAGAAGATAGTTTAAGACAAAGATATTATGATAGCCTAAATTCACAGAGTTTTGGCGGGAATATACAAAACTATAGGGATGAAGTTAACAAAATACAAGATGTTGGAGGAGTTAAGGTTTATCCTGTTTGGAATGGTGGAGGAACTGTTAAGTTAGTAATAATTAACTCTAATTTCAAAGTACCATCTGATGATTTAGTTAATTTAGTTCAAGAAGAAATTGATCCTCTACAAAACCAAGGAGAAGGTCTTGGATTAGCACCAATTGGACACCGAGTCACAGTTGAAGGAGTTACAAGTACAACTATAAATATATCAGCAGAGATAACATACAAAAATGGCTACACTTGGGAGAATATAAAATCAATTGCAGAAGAAGCAATAGACGACTATTTAAATGAACTTAACATGAGTTGGGAAGATGAAGAAAACTTAATAGTCCGTATATCTCAAATTGAAACTAGATTACTTAGTATTGATGGAGTATTAGACATTGCAAATACAATGATAAATGAGGTTAAATCTAATCTAACAATAGATAGTAACAGTATAGTAGTGAGAGGTGAGGTAGTTGGATAAAGAGATTAATCTAATAAATTACTTACCACAAATTCTACAAGATAAAGAAGAATATATAAAAGTATTTAATGTAGAAAATAAAGAAATAAAAACATTATATGATAAATTAAAGGACCTATCAAATGACCAGTTTTTAGAGGACCTAACTATAAGTGGTATAAAAAGATGGGAAAAGATAATGTCTATAACTCCTAAAAGTAATGAGAGTTTAGAAGATAGAAGGTTTAGGATTTTTAGTAAATATATAAGTAAACTACCTTACTCAGAGAGATTTTTAAGGAACTGGCTAGATAATGTAGTTGGAGAAGGCAATTATGAATTAACTATTAATAATGCTACTTATAACATACACCTTGAGAGTGATGCTAGAAATCAAGATTGGTTTGAGGAAGTTCATTCTTTTGTAAGTAATATTAAGCCATGTAACATGACACTAGATTACACTAGAGTGCTTATAAGCAAAGACAATTATATGAATTTTGGTATAACAACCCTAATGGGTCAAGAAATAACTATATACCCTTGGAGTCCACCAGATATAGAAACTTATGGAGAAATTGATGTATTAACTGGCAATGGAGTTGGATACCAAGAGATAACAATATTTTAGGAGGTGATATATTGGCTATAGATAAAAGTTATTACACTATAATTACAGATGTAGGAAAAGCAAAGATAGCAAATGCAAGTGTCACAGGTAATAAAGTGGGATTTGTAAAAATTCAACTTGGTGATGGAGGAGGGAGTGAATATACTCCAACTGAGAGTCAGACAGCTCTCAAAAACGTGGTATGGGAAGGCAATATTGGAAATACAACTACAGATGAAACTGCACCAAATTGTATAATATTAGAGAGTTTAATACCATCAAGTGTAGGCGGATTTATGATAAGAGAAATAGGATATTTAGATGATGAAAATAATTTAATTGCCATTTCTAAATACAAAGAGTGTTATAAACCTTCTATAGAACAAGGTGCAGTGGTAGACATGAAGGTTAAAACTGTGCTTATTGTATCTAATGTAAATAATATAGAACTTAAAATTGACCCAACAATAATCTTTGCAACACTCAAAGATATACAAGACTTAGAAACTAAAATAGGTACTGTTAATACTAAAATAGATACAACTAAAACAGAATTAACAAATAATTTAGAAACTGCTAAAACAGAGTTAAATACTAGAATTGACACAGAAAATGAGAAACAAAATATTAAAATTGACCAACTTATTGCAGGTGGCTCTAATGTGGCATCTACTCAAACAATAACAATTGACGATTGGGTTGAGGATGCAGAAAATGGATTCAAAGCAACTGTAACACATAGTTTATTAACACAGAGAATAGTTGTAAATATTATAGATGCTACTACAAAAGAAAATGTAGTTACAAACTTTAAAATTATAGATGATAATTCTATAGAAGTTAGAAGTGAAACAAGGTCAGAATTAAACGTTTATGTGATAAATGGAAATGCAGAAACTCATTTTATAAATGCGACTGTAGATGATAACAGAGTATCTGAAATGACTACTTATTCGTCTAAGAAAATCGAAGATAGATTGGTTAATATAGAAGAAAAATTGAGTGGAAATTTATCTGATATTGCAACAAGTGTAAATGAGTTGATAACTTATTGTTAGAAAGGAGAGTGAGAAAATGCAGACTGAATGGAATTTTGATGCTGTAAATTCAGCACAAGAAATTATACTTAAGCCTGGTAAATATAAACTTGAATGCTGGGGTGCTAGAGGTGGTGCTACAGGTACTCCTTTATCAGATGGATTTTATTATGGAAAAGGTGGTTATTCTTCTGGGGAATTAACATTAAAAAAAGAAACTACTTTATATCTTTATGTTGGTTTAGATGGCAGAAAAGGTTATTCGTTCAATGGTGGTGGATATGCTGCTAGCTGTAGTGGTGGTGGTGCTACTGATATAAGACTTGTTGGTGGTACTTGGGATAATGAACAAAGCTTACTATCTCGTATAATTGTCGCTGGAGGTGGTGGTGGATGCTATGATGCTTATGACGGAGGTGGTGGTGGAGGTTTAAAAGGTGGAATTGGTAGAGGCTGGAATGGCAGACCTGCTTTTGGTGGTACACAATACGAAGGCGGCAGAAGTATCCCTGATGATGGTTCTTGCGATGGTCTTTTTGGAAAAGGCGCTACTCCTAGTAAACCTTCACCTTATACAGGTGGAGGCGGTGGCTGGTATGGTGGCGCTTGTGCTGATTCCAGTAAATATGGAAGTGGTGGCGGAAGTGGTTATGTATTAACTAAAGATAGTTATAAGCCACCTGGATATACACCAACTTCTGAATATTATTTTGATAATGTAGTCATGACAACCGCTGGAAATACTACTGTCGTAGGTGATTATTCAGATGGTCGTGCTAAAATAACATTACTACAAGCATTACCATTTTTGAATATATCCTCATACAACTCAACTATAGCAACATTTAAAGCAGACCACACAGACCCTACATTACTAACTAAAATAGAATATTTTATAGATGATGTATTAAAAGAAACTATCACAACAGATTTAACAACAGAGAAAACAATTAACTATACATTAGAAGATAATGCTCTACACACACTTAAAATAGTCGTTACAGACAGTAATAATGCTACAGCAGAAAAAGTGTTAAGTATAAGTAAGAATATAATGCCACTGCCTGAAGATGTGAATTTGAATGATATATCAACAAAATTAATTGAGGTAAATGCTGGGTTTAAAACTGGTAAAACAAGTATTATAAACACTTTAGCATTAAAGAATATAGAAGCAAGTTTAAATAATACACTTGTTGAGTTGTCAGAGAAAATAAAAACAAGTTTTGATAGTTCAGACGCTAGTGTGCAGGATTTGATGAATCAATTAACACAAGCTAATAATACTATAAGTCAATTAAATACAAAATATAAATATGCGTCAGGGAGTGCTGCAACAAAAATGAATGCAGCAGATACTGCTTATTTATATGATACTGGTGTGTACAACCCAGATTATCCACAAAAACCTATTGACTGGCTTAATATTAAAGGTCTTAATTTTATTCCAAATGTATTTTTTGCTGAATGTGAATGTAAACTTAATAGCCCGACTAAATTTCTTAAATATCTTGTTTTTGCTGTTTGTTCGTTACCATCAATTTCTAGTGATAAAGATTTTACAGTTACGGTTTTATTAGACAAAACATATGGAAATCAAAAATATACTGCTAATGGTCAAGTCTATATAAATAATAAGGGAAATATTTATATGAATAATGAAGGCATTTACATTCCTGCATACAATCCTTCTTTGTCTTATACTTTGTACAATTGGCATGCTATAAAATTTATATAAAAGAGGTGATAAAATGAATAGAGCAAATAGAATAATTTACGACCAAACTGGTAAAATATTATTCCAAACAGGAGAAGCAACAGGAGATATATTAGAGCATGATACAATAACAGAATTACATTATATTGATGTTGGATACGGAAATATAGACTATAGTAAACAGTATATAGAATCTATAAATCCAATAACAAAAGAACTTATTTTAAAAGATATTCCAATCTATTTAAGCGAAGAAGAAAAGAGAATACAAGAGTTAGAAAATCAATTACTAATTGCAGAAAATGAAAAGGAAGGAGGATTATTATAATGAATATAAATAATGTTGTAGTAAGAATATTAGCAGAGAGGATTTTAAGTAGAGGCTTAAATCCTTTAAAAAATCGAGAATTTGAATTAGATGATGTAACTAACACAGACTATAAGACAGCAGTTGAAAATTACATTATAGAACATAGTGGAGTAGTAGAAGGAATAGAACCAACAGCGTAGTAGGTTCTTTTTTTTATTGAAAGAAGGTGACTAAATGACTTTTAAAGAGTTAGTTAATAAAGTTAGAAATCTTGTATTAGAAGCAAAGAATGTAACTATAGAAGATACAGAGAATAACTTTACAAGTGATAATGTAGAAGATGCTTTAAAAGAATTAGCAATAAAGCAAAATTTATTAGATACAGAATTAAATGGTCAAAAGACAAGAGGAATATCAATAGCAAATACATTAACAGATATGTTTTTATAAGGAGAATTAATAATGGCAAAGTTAAATGAAAATAGTAGTTTGAAAGAAATAATGGATACTCTTGAAAATACTACAAAAGAAATAGAGGATAATAAAGTCATATATGATAATGCAATTACAATAGTTGATAAAAAAGCAAATTTTAATGACTCAACAAATGTTTTAAACATTCTTTATGATGATAGTTATATCTATGTATTAAAAAGCATCAAAATTAGTAAAAACAGATTTAAATTTTAATGTTATTTTCTCAATAAGTTATTCTAATTTTAAATGTTTCTGTATTAGTGAAGATTATATTTATGCTTCTACAGCAGAAAACATATATCAAATTAATAAAACTACTGGAACTATTAATAAAACTATAGCTAATAATTTTGTTAATGATATGTGTTTTTATAATAATATTTTTATATTGTTATAAGAGTAGTACAGCTACTATGATACTAATTAATGCTTCTTCAAATTTATTTAGTATAAACTTAACTAAAGATTGTGCTTCTCTTTCTATAAAAAGTTTTTCAACAAGTGGAAATATAAAAGTAAATAGTACAGGTATATATGTATTAGTACAAGATAGTTCTGACATAGCATCTATATATTTATTAAATCATAATTTAACTCAGAAAATTGCATCAGCAATTTTACGTGATAGTAATGCAGGACGTAAAATTATGTTGTTAAATAATGGAGTTTATGTATCGTGTAATAGGGGAGTTATGGGTTATCCAGGAGAAGGTTATTTTAATAAATATACTTCAAACTTAAGTTTACAAATAAAATTGTCTGACAGCAAATATGGAAACTTAGTGGGATTAGATAATAATAGTAATTATATTTATGCAACAAAGGGTCTACGTGAATATGAACATGCAAAAATAGTAAAGTTTTCAAGCAATTTAAATGAACTAAACTCATATGAATTTGAGGGATATGGTTCTCCAAATGTAATTTATAAAAATTATAATATTTATGTGAATGGTAATATTGATGATAAAACTATAGCAAGGTTGGCATCAACAAAAAAATTCTATGTGAAAAGGGAGATGTTTTAATTGATTTTTTTAGGTAATTTAAGTAATACAGATGATATAAATATAAAAAAAGTAGGCTTGATAAACTACATGCCTTCTGATTTGTCTAGTAAGGAATTAGAACAAGGAATACTGGTAGATAATATTATGCAAGAAGAACTTAGAGAAGGATATTACTCTACTTTATATGTAAATGAATTAACAGAAGAAACATACTACAAATATAAATTAATAGCAAAAAGTGGGGAAGAACTTGAAAAAGAAATCTTGATTAATAAAGTAAATTCTACAGAGCAAACAATAGCAGATTTAACATTTCAATTAATGAGTAATGGGGTGATATAGTATGAATTGGTATAAGATAATAACAGATTTCTATAATAATGGTAATTGGACTAAAGAGCAAGTTAAAACGGCAGTAGAAAAGAATAAGATAACAGCAAGTGAATATAAAGAAATAACAGGAGAGGACTATATAGCATAGTCTTTTTTAATTCAAAAATTAGGAGGTTTTCATGAATGAAGAACTTTTCGAAGCAGATTTAAAAAGACATGAAACAAGAATAAATAAACATGGAGAAGAAATAGACGAATTAAAAATAGCAAATATAGAGTCTAAAGCAGAGTTAAAAGCATTGTGTGAGAATCTAAATTCACTTACAAGTATGCTCAAATGGCTAATTGGTACAATGATTACAACACTTGTAGGATTCTTTATATTTGCAGTTCAGAAAGGAA